CCTATTTTTTGTATGAAAGCTTCTCTAGCTGGGCTATATTCTATAATATCAGATATGCGAAGTGACAAGCCTTCAGCTGTTTCCGCAGTTAAGAATAACCCTGAATCTAATATATGTCTTGTAGCTGTGTTTGAATTAGCTGCTGCTAACTTCTGTACGCCTACTAATGCTCTTGAATCTGGTGTGGATGCGTCACGTGCTTCGTTGAGTCCTGTAACGTCACGAATCATCTGCAAGTAATAATTATACGTTTGTATAAGCGTTTGTAGCTTTTGACCACCTGCACCGGTTTGTAATGGTTGAATAGGCACTTTGCCAGGATTCATATCGCCTTCTTGCGTGAAGGAACGACCAATAACCGAACCTGTCTGAAAGAACATGTTAAGTGCTTCTTGCGGATTGTAGTTTGTACCGTTACCTAAATCAATTTCAGCTAAACCATCTGCATCAAGATAAACACCATCAGGCATCATTCTTTGTAATACCTGTTGCATCTTTAAATGCGTAAGCTGTATCATATCAGCAAAGCCAGTACAACGACTTACAATCGATTCTATGCGACCTTTATACATTCTAGGTGCAGTAATGCTATAATTCATTTTAACCTTACTGTAGTCACTCTTAGGACGCATCATGTTCTCAGCCATTCCCCATTTAAGCAATATGCTAGTTCCTAAAACAAGAACACCTTCATATAGAACTTCTAATGATCGTGACATTTTACCGTACTCAGCTTCAAATTCCTCGATAGGCGGATCAAACTGATCATCTCTTAAAATAACTTTAGTAGCACCTGTAGCTGTTTCTTTAACTTTATAAACCTCATTCATGTAGGTCTTATAATTAAAGTAAAGTATTTGTACGGTATTGTTATCTCTTTGATCGTAGGCTCCTAAGCTTTGATCATACACTCCGTAGCTTTGCTGCCCAGTGGATTGTATGTTTTCCATTTCATCTTTAGTAAGATCTGGAAATTGTTTTTTAAGTTCATTTAAAGGAACCCATTTAACTTCGCCTACATAATATATATCGTCAAAATACGGCGATTCAGTATAAGAGTATACCATGTTCACCGGATCGACATATTCTACTGTAACACCTTCGGATTCACTAAAGTTGTTTTTAACCGAGGCAATACCTAAAGTTGTTAAATCGTAATAAGTACGCTTTTTAGTTAGGTCATATTTGTTACCGTCTAACAAAGTGTTGATCGCTATTTCTTCTGCAATCTCAATGCCTTGCTTGTAGCTAAGCTGCATATGCAACTCTAGTTCTTCTTGTGAATCAGGTAACTTGTCTGGTTGGTTTTCAAAAAGATTAACGCCAAATGCTTCTTGAGCATACTCGTTAAGCTGTTTTGTTTGCATATCACGGATAATTGAATCCATGTATTTTGTTCGCTTACTTATGCCATACGGATCTTGAGAGTAAGCTTTAATGTCAAAAGCTCTATCGGCTATACCATTAACTACAATATCTACAAACTTAGATAATATAGGTACAGGCTTCCAATCTAAATTAAGATAAGACAAATCGCCGTTAATAGACATTTCATCTTTATATTTTTGTATGCTTTGTTCTCCTCTTGCGTATAATCTTAAATTGTGAAAAGTATTTTGATTACTTTGAAATCTTGAGTTACCGGAGTTACTGCTAAACCACTCATCTTGAATAGCCCGTCCTACCTGAAGTCCGTAATCCTGCGAAATCTTTTCTTGGTCACTAGCGACTTGACTAGGGAAAAAACTATTTATAACTGGGTTAGCCATATGGTTATTTTATTATTTTCGATAATTCCCCTTGTTGCTCGAATCTAGCAATGCTGAGATTTAATTTTGTTTTCTGTATTGTTGCTTGAGGTCTATACATATCTTTGTGGCAAGCCATAACAGCAAGCCCAGAGCTGATAGCAGCATCGTACTTTGTTCTATTGTTTATATCAAACTTAGACCAATCATTTAAAGTAGCGTTAAAATACATGTTACCATATACTCCTTCAGAACTTAATCCAACATGCTTATCAATGTACATCTCAATAGCTGCAGCGTGTGCTTGCTTGATGTCTTCACTAGAGTTAGGTATTCCACCTATCTCTTTTTCAGTTACAGAAAGTTTATTCCACAATCTGTCAGGACGATTCATTGAATAACCTCTATAACCTCGTCGCTTAAAATAATAAAGCAACCTAGGTTTGTTATTCTCGGCAAGTATTGGCATACCATAAAAAACACATGCCATAAGCACGTCTTCAAAAAATATCTCCGCAGTTTGAGGCCTAGCTATATATTCTAAAAAGAATGTACTAGGCGGTGCATCTTCCATGCTGAATTTAGTCAGTCCATGAAGCGCACCTTTGGAGCCTTTGCCGTCTGTTGTTCCTGAAATATCGTAACTATCACATCCGAATGCACCCATATGCTCATTGCCTGGGTGTTTAATACCATTCTTTGTGGTTTGTCTGTTCTGTACATCAGCGTTTGGGACCCATGAGACCTTAAAACGCCCTTGTGGACTAGGTATAAACTCTACTTTTGTGTCTTTTACACCTAGTGACCATTGAAAATTACCTTGCGTTATAATATTAGTATTACGCAAGTCCTCGTTATAATCAATCTGTTCGTAGATTTTAGCGAGATTAAATATGCTACTTTTTGTTTCGTCTCTAAATGCGTGCTCTGTTGTACGAGGGAATTGTCTGTAATATTCATTCAAAGCATCCTGGTCTCCTTTAAGACCATCAACCTCGTTATTCCAGTAATCTATAACCCCAACATCAATAGTGTCACCAAACGGGCTTAAAACTTCTTCTGACGGCGTTATGAACACTGGTTGCCCATGCTCATCTATAAAACCTTCGTAATTCCACTCCATTGGTATAAACAAGCTGTACAATCCAGACTTTGTTTGACCATTGCTGTTTCTTTTTGTTACGTCGGAGTCATCGTATAACTTTTTAAAGTTTTCGCCGCCCTTATCTAACGCATTAGATGTAGAACCCATTAAGCACTTACCTATAACACGACTACCTAAACGTAAACAAGTTTTTGTTACTCGCCAGTTGTTTAATATATTGTCTGGTCTTTCCCATTTACCGCTCTCATCGTGTACTAAAAGCTTTAGCTTTTCACCATCATAAGAGTTGTCTCCTGTGTTTTTCCAATCAATAGTTGTGTCAAGACCCTCAAGCTCTTCTCTTGTCTCGTTAGCTTGTATACCTTTTCTGGTTAGCTTAGAAGCAGGAACCCTATATGCCAGTTCAGTCTTCGGTCTATCCATACCATCTTGTATAGGTTTGAAGAAAAACGGGTAGTTAAGAGATATTGGTACAACCTTGTCGGTAAACATTTTTTTAGCATCGCTACCTGATTTTGATAAGATACCGAATCTTGCATCTCCTGATATGGTAGCTTGGTTAACTGTTTCACCTGATGCCATGAATGAGAATCCACTCCGTCTGTTCTTAAGATAGCACATTCCGTAACATCTTGAATCTGACTTACAGGCTTCCCAGAATAAAAAGAAGAGTCTATTAGCTTCTCTGTAGTCTGGGTTACCAACATCGATTTTGCTCCACTGCAGGTACATGTAGTGAGTGCCAGAGATGTAAGTAGGAACGCCTTTATTATAAAACCAAAAACCTTCCTCTCTTCTTTTAAATTCCTCATCTATGTAACCTTCCCACTTTAACTGAAACTCTTCTGGATATGTTTTCCAATCAAATATAGTTTTAACATTCTTTAGCTCTTTGGGGTATTCTTCAATAACCCATTTGTCATTTTCTTTTTTAAGACTTTTTGGTGCGGGAGGTAAAGCTATTTGAAATCCTTGAACTTCAATTATTTCACCAATTTGCCCTGTCTTACTAATGACAACTATGTCATGCTCTTTGTTATAACCATACTTCCACTTCTTTGTTTTGTTCAGTCTATGTATGGCTGTCAGCTTCACGGGCTGCACGGACTTGACTAAACTTTGTTTGTACATCATTTAGATCTTCTTTCCGCAAAACCCTTAAAAGCTTCCTTAACGTCTTCTTTAGGTTTGTTGTCTAGTATTCTTTCTTCGTCTGCAATTCTTGATAGAATTTCAAAAGCGTCAAATATCGCGAGCTTTTTAGTTGCAGCTGCATTCTTTAGTCGATCAGCGGTAATATCATCACCGGAATCAACTATCTTTTCATTGGCAACTTTAATGAGTTCCTCAACTGCTCTGTGACCAGCTTGGATTATATTCCTCTTCGTCTCCTTGATATTCATACTCGACAGTAATTTTATTTGTGGGAACGCGATATAATCGTTCACCCTCTATATTAAATTCGTATTCTGATCCAGGTGTAAACCCAACCAGCTTGCCGGCTTCAAATCCTTCTCCCGCGTATTTTATAATACCTATTAAAGGTCTTTCCTTTTCATTTGAGAACATCTTAGTCTCATGTATAGGCTTTATAAAACAGTATTCAGGAAGAGGCTTCCATACATCTCCGCGCTTGTAAGCATAAATCTGATCTGTGCTAACGAAAAACATGTCTTCTTTATAAAAAGCTCTACTGTTTTTTTCTTTACCTCTAACATCTCTAAATCTTCTAAAAACATTATGGTGAACAATTATTTCGTCGCCAGGCTTGATAGGTGTGCCGTGTATTTTAGGCTCGCTAATAGCTACACCTAATCGGCTAGTATATTGATGGTTTTGTAACTCTGTGTTTAACAGTAGCTTAGAACCATTAATGTCTTTTTCACTAGTAGACCTACCGTTTTTAGGTGCTACTATAAAGTTGTAAACGCTTTGCATATTACCACTTAAGATCGTATTCGATTGATATTGCCATATGCTTGTTAAAATCTTTCCAAGGCATTAACATATCTCCCTTTTGTATATACACGGAATACTTCGTTTCTTCTTCCAGTATATTAACTATAGTATGACCACCATACACTTCCTGTCCAACAGAATAGTGCATGGCGTCATTTTTATAGTCTTTCCCGATACTAATCTT